GTGTGCCTCTGAGCGGTTCACCACCCAAATAATCGTTCTTTCTTCTAGCTTGTGTCAGCCACGGCAGAACTTCAAAGATCTTGTATTTGGTTAGATAATTACGTCCTGGCAGGAAAAATTGGAAGGAGCTTGTCTCCTAGCTACGGCTTAATTAAATGGTTAACGTATCAGAATCGTATTCGTACCAGAGTCTTATGGGAAGTTGATGATCAGTCAATAACTATAATAGCTCCATCACTTGGTATACAATATACGTCACTATTAGCATTCCCTGGTAGAGTTAAAACTTGTGAAGAAGTCGCTATTGAAGCATTTGCATATTTTTGTTCTCGATTTGTGTTGCATCAAGGTAACTTGCGCGAGCGTCATAATATTGAGCATGCTGTAATCCTTGCTGAGATGCAAATTGATTTATATCATGCTCCCAATTGGGTTAAGATACCTGCATGCTTTCGTGGCCCAAATCCACCACTTGTAAATCCTAACATTCTCAGACCTGTTTCAGGTTTACCTCAGTTTGTTAAGCTTTACGATTGGTGGTTTTTTAATAAGGTTGGTGTTGATGTTACTTATCAGTATTTAATGCAGCATGTTTTTTTGAAAGCTGCGCAACCTTGGTGGGATAATAGTACATATATTCCTTGGGATCAGTCCTCGATGACTGTACTATCGCTTAAAGATATTTGCCTTCGCTATCTTTCCACGTACAATCGAGCTTTTGCTGGTTCTCGTTTTGGCCCTAACGTTTTATTGTCTACTGATAAATTATATGAAAATAATAAACTTGTTAAAATGATGCAAAAATATGGTAGGGACGTTGCTAACCCACCAGATCCTTCCCCGGAAAACGCTAAAGATATGGCCCACGGTTACTCAATGATGGTTGTTGCTAACGGATGGGATGAGCATATGGGTCGTATATCATTTGTATGGGATCCTACCATACTGTGGTATGGATCTTTTTCCCTTGATGCTTCGGCTGGTAAACGTCCAGGACCAACCATTAAAAAACATGATAATGGAGTTGAGATAATAGATACTCCCAATGGTAAGAAACAGGAGCAAATGCGTTATGCTATGAGCGAAATTTTGCGTATGGTTGATGAATATCGAGAAGAGGGCACAATGACCATTCGCGATAATTATGCTACTATTGTTGCTAAGATCGAACGTTTTTCTGCTTTTGGTTGTAAGTCAGCTGAAGACTACTTTGCCAAGAGCATGAAATGTAGGGAGTATTTCATTCTATTTCTCACTGTTATGCTTGTTGCTTATATTATACATGGTGATAGACAAAAATTTGAACGTGGAAAATTTATTAAAGTTGGAATGAAATGGGCGCATGGTGGGGCTATGAAATTTGCCTCTGATATATCTTGTAAGTTCATGGATGGAATAATCCTTGGAGATCTTGATATTGATGGTTATGATACTCGTGTTCATAGAGTTTTTCTTGAATTATATTGTGCTCATGCACGGTATTATATAGCTGATGATTCTCCTGATCTTGATCTTTTTTTGGCCTTCCTTAAAATTAATATAGAGAATCTTACTGTTAAAAATACTTTATTGTTTGGTCGCATTTGGCGTATTATAATTGGTACCATGCCTAGTGGAGCTTTTGAGACATCGCATGGTAATTCGTGGATTTTTACTTTATTGTGGTTTTGTTTTTT